ACGTGCGGGCCGTCGGCTACGACGCGTGGGGCTCGAAGTACCTCGCCGAGCAGCTGCAGGCCGACGGCGTGCCGCTGCTCCTCTACCGCATGGGCATCGCGACCTTCGGCCCGGGCTGCAACCTCTTCCAGAACCTCTGGGCGGGCTCGCGGCTAGTGGTAGGGGACGACCCGGTGCTGCGGCGGGCCTGCGCCGAGGCGCACGCGAAGCGTGATCAGAACGGCAACATCCGGCCCGTGAAGAGTCGTACTAATTGCACTATCGACCCGCTCGTCGCGTCGATCATCGCCTGCCATGTGTGGGGCGGGCAGCGCGCCAGCTGCTACGAAGACGAGGTCTGAAATAATCGCGGGGAAACGCTTTAGTTCATGACGGGTCGCGGGCACGGGTCGAGCATCCACCCATGCTGCGGAACCTGTTCCAGCGGTGGATCGGCCACTACCCGACGTACGGGATCATGCTCCCGTCGACGGATCGCGGCGGCATGCCGTCCGTGACGCCGCTGAACGCGCTGTACTACACGCCCGTCTACCGGGCCTGCAGCCTGATCGCGCAGGACACAGCGCGCGTGGCGTTCGACACGTCGGACGCCGGGGTCACGAGCATCCTCGACACGCCGAACCGCTACATGAGCGGCTACGAGTTCCGGCGCGCCATGATGCTGCAGGCGTGCCTCTTCGGCAACGCCTTCGCGCTCATCAACCGCACGCGCGGCGGCGACCTCCTCGAGCTCATGCCGCTCGACATCGAGTCGGTGTCGCTCGACGTGACCGGGCCCGAGCCGTACTACCGAACCAGGCAGTACGGCGACGTGCAGCTCCGCGACATGTTCCACCTGCGGGCCATCGGGCTCGACGGCCTGTGGGGCGAGTCGCCTGTGCGCCTGTGCAAGACGTCGCTGACCATCATGGCGGCGCAGGAGCAGGCGCAGCTCGAGGTCATGAAGAACGCGGGCAACCCGAAGCTCGCCATCGTTCACCCGGGCCCGCTGTCGGCGGGCGCGCGCCAGTCCATCGCCGAGAAGTTCCAGTCGGACCACGGCGGCGCCGAGAACGCGGGCAAGCCGCTCGTGCTCGCCGAGGGCATGAGGGTCGAGCGGATCTCGTCGACGCTGGAGGACGCCGGGATCAGCGCCGCGCGCGCGTACTCCATCGAGGATGTCAGCCGGATCTACGGCGTGCCCGCGCACATGCTCGGCATGGCGTCGAGCGGCAACGCATACGGCTCGCTCGAGTGGATGGGGCGCACCTACGTCGACTCGTGCCTGTCGCATTGGTTTGCGGCGTTCCGCGCCGAAGTGTTGAGCAAGCTCGCGACGGTCGCGGCGTCGTTCACCTGGGACACCGATCAACTCATCAAGCCGACGATGGCGGAGATGTTCGCGGCGCTCCGCACGGGTGTCGAGTCCGGCGTCATCACGCGGAACGAGGCGCGCGCGAAGCTCGACTACGCGCCGCTGCCCGGGCTCGACGAGCCCATCGTCGCGAAGAACATGGGCACCGGGGGCGGCACGAGCAACGCCGGGAACGACACCAGCATGAACGCGGGGGCGGTCGATGATTTCACGTCGTAACCTCGAGCTCGCCGAGCAGACCGTCGAGGGCGCGACCCTCGCGGGCTACGCGGCCGTCTACGGCGAGCAGTCGCGTGAGCTTGTCGAGGGCGGCCGTGCGTTCGTCGAGCGCATCGCCCCCGGCGCCTTCGGCGACTCGGTGCGCGGCGACGTGAAGCTCTACTACAACCACGACGCGTCGCAGCCGCTTGCGCGCACCTCGAGCGGGACGCTGAAGCTGAAGAGCGACCGCGCGGGCCTTGCGTTCGAGGCGGACCTTGCGGACACGCAGCTGGGCCGCGACGTGCGCGAGCTGCTCAAGCGTGGCGACCTGTCGGGCGAGATGTCGTTTGGATTCTTCGTCGAGCAGGACTCGTGGAACCGCACGCGCACCGAGCGCGTGGTGAAGCGCGCGAAGCTTGTGGAGATCTCCATCGTCCAGGACGCCGCCTATCCCCAGACCAGTTCCAGCTTGCGCAGCGTTCGCGCGGCTGCCATCGAAGCCGCCCGTGCGCGGCTGGATCTCTTCCACGCAAGGACACGCAATGTCTGACATCCACGATCTTCAGAACGTCACGCACCAGTACCGGAAGTCGCTCGCCGAGTTCGAGGCGCGCACGGGCAAGCAGGCCCGTTTCATCGACACCGTCGGCAACGGCGAAGAGCGGCAGGTCATCGACCGGATGGACGCCGACCTCTCGGCCATCGAGGCGCGCATGCAGGACATGGCCGCGCAGAAGGCGGCCGCCGAGCACCGCGCCGCGCAGCTCGAGGCGAAGCTCGCCGAGCCCGTCTACCGCGCGAAGCCCAGCGAGGCCAAGCTTCTCGACGTGGCGAGCGAGGAGTACGCGCAGCGCTGGCTCAAGGCCGTGACCACCGGGGACAATGCAGAGATCCGCGCCCTGTCGCTCGGCTCCGCGAACGCCGGAATCCCGACCGACATGGAAAGGCGCATCGTCGACCGCATGTTCCAGGCGAATGTCATGCGGCAGATCTCGGTGGTCAACACCATCGACTCGAAGCGCACCATCCCGGTGCAGAACGCGCTGCCGACCACCAACCTCATCACCGAGGCGAACACGGTCACGGCGTCCGACCCGTCGTGGTCGACCGCGATTTCGGTCGAGCCGCACAAGTACGCGACCCGCGTCATCATGTCGCAAGAGTTCATCGAGGACGCCATCGGCCAGGGCGGCGTCGGCTCGGGCCTCCAGTACGTTGCCGACAAGTGCGGCTTGAGCATCGCGCGGAAGCAGGAGGAGGCGTACACCGTTGGCACCGGCAGCGCGCAGCCGCAGGGCATCTGCGACACCTCGGGCGGCGTGACGCAGGGCGTCGACCTCGCTGGCGCGCTCGATACCCTGACCGCGGACGAGGTCATCGACGCGGTGCACAGCGTGGCGCCGCAGTACCGCGCGTCGCCGCGCTTCCGGTGGCTCGTGTCGGACACGGCGCTGAAGACGATCCGCAAGCTCAAGGACGGCGCGGGCTACTACGTCTTCAGCCCGGCCGACACGATGCCGCGCACGAACGTCGTCGGCCTGCCCGGCACGATCTACGGCGTGCCCTACTCGGTCGGCCAGTACGTCCCGACCGCGACGACCGCGGGCAACCGCTACGCCATCGTCGGCGACTTCTCGTATTTCGAGATTTTCGACCGCACGGGCATCACCTCAATGGTCGACCCGTACTCGTCGAGCTCGACGCACCAGGTCGTGCTCATCGTCTACACGCGCACCGATTCGCACATCATGCTTCCCGAGGCGTTCGCGGCGATCTACACCTCCGTCTGATTCCTCTTCTTCCTGCGGGCCCGGGCGCGAAAGCGCCCGAGTCCGTTTATGACCATCGCGCTCGCGACCATCAAGGCCGCGCTGAAGATCGACTACACCGACGACGACACGGAGCTCGAGCGCATCCGTGACGCGGCGGTCTCGTGGGTCGAGCAGTACTGCGGGTTCTCCCTCGCGAGCGCCTCGCGCACGATGTATCTGCGCGACTGGAAGGACACCGTGTTCGCGGTGCAGCCCGTGACCGCGCTGACGTCCGTCGGATACACCGACACCGACGGCAACCCCGCGACGCTGACGAGCGGAACCGACTACTACTGGGATCAGAGCGGGCCCGTCTCGGTCCTGCGGTTCCTCGCGGAGCCGCCGTCGATGAAGGACGGCACGCTCGCCACCGTGACGTACACCGCCGGCTACGCGACCGAACCGAACGAGGTCGTTCAGGCGGTCATCAGCATCACGGGCCTTTGGTACAACAATCCGGAAGCGGCGCAGCCCATCGGCCTCTCGGCCGTGCCGCTCGGTGCGGAGTTCATGCTCAAGCACCTCCGGCTCAAGGGGCCGTTCTCGTGATCTCCGGCGGCCTGCTCCGGTGGACCGCGACGGTCACCCGCCCGGCCAGCGGCGTCGACGCGCTCGGCATGCGCAAGGGCACGTTTGCGAACGTCGGCACCATGCGGTGCGACATGCGCGACCAGTCCGCGAACGAGCAGGAGTACGCCGACGGCGTCTCGGTCCTGAAGCAATACGAGGTCCGCGTGCGTTGGCCGAACATCGCGCGGCTGT